AAAACGCTGGCCGATTATTTGGGGGTCAAGCCATGACAACCGCCGCTTTACACATTGACCAACACGGCCTTCCAAGCAAGCGCGTTACCTATCGCCAAATCCAACGGGCGGTCTGCCAATACTTCAAGATTAGCGAGGACGAATTGCTTGGCCCTCGCTGTTTCCGCGTCGTGGCTCGCCCTCGTCAAATTGCTATGTTCCTTACCCGCAAGCACACGCAATTGTCATTTCCAGCCATTGCGGATCGGTTTGGCCAACGTCACCACACAACGGTGATGCACGCCTGCGAGGTCATGGCGGAGCGGGTCGCTAGCGATGATCCGTCATGGCATCTCGACGTTGTTTCAATCGAAAGCGACATGGGGATTTTCAATGGCCAAGGTTAGCTACTTCACCCCGCTAAACGTTCGCCAATGGGTTCAGGAAGGCTACGGCATTGATGATATTGCCGCGCTGACCGAGTTTCCCCGCGATTATGTTAAGGCAATGCTTATCAAATGGGAGTTGTGGCCTGATGCTTATAACCCTACCCTACCCACCTAGCGTCAATCACATTTGGCGTGTTGGTGCCGGTGGTCGCATGCACAAATCTACCGAGGGCAAGGCATGGGCTGACAAGGCTGCATGGTTGGTCAAGGCTTCGGGCGTTAAGGTCACAGGGCCTTACATCTTGCGTGTGACGGCTGTTAGGCCAGACAAGCGGCGTCGTGATCTGGGGAACCTAGACAAGGCTGTTAGCGACGCTTTGCAAGCTGGTGGTGCGGTCGAGGATGATTGCATGTGCCAGGCTGCGCTGTGGTCATGGGAAGGCGTTGGCGTTGGCATGACAATGCACAGTGATGCAATTGCTCTGCCTGTGGTTCATGTGAGGCTTGAAGGAAAATGACCCTAACTGCAAACTTACTTGATGACGTCCAGCGCACGCTGTCAAACGTCAATGGCCTGTCACTAAATGAAATTCACGGCCAGCTTAAAAAATACTCAAAGCCAGATATTCAAGAGGCGCTAACCTACCTCATGACTGGTGACAGCCTAGGCCGTGTTAGTATGTCAAATGGGTATTATCGGCTTGCCAAAGTTCGTGAAATATGGAAAACAGAGGGCGGGCGGACTTAGTTGTGGTGACTAAAGCCCGCCCTAAACATTCGGAGCCTTTGCGAAAGGATGCTCAACAAATGTCTAACGCTAAAATAATCGGTTTATCTCAAAATGACAAGAGCGATGTGTTTACGTCGTTCGAAAGTTTTCTCGACCGGAAAGCGCAATTAGAAGGCATGCACGGATTTGATCCGACTTACCTTCACCCTGACTTGTTTGATTTTCAGTCTGACTTAGTGACTTGGGCCGTCAACAAAGGGCGTGCCGCAATTATGGCAGATTGCGGGCTAGGCAAGACACTTATGCAGCTTGTCTGGGCGCAGAACGTTGTTGAACGCACAAACGGCAATGTCCTAATTTTAGCGCCGTTAGCGGTCTCTGGGCAGATTGTGCGTGAGGCTGAAAAATTTGGAATTGAAGCCAGCAAGTCAAACGATGGAAGGCCATCAGGAAAGATAACAATTACGAATTATGAAAAGCTGGACAAGTTTGATTCGTCTGATTTTGTCGGTTGTGTGTGTGATGAAAGTAGCGTTCTTAAAAACTTTAATGGCGTTCGAAAGACTGAAATAACGGCATTTATGCGCAAGATGAAATATCGTCTTTTGTGTTCGGCCACGGCTGCGCCAAACGATTATATTGAGTTGGGAACGTCAAGCGAGGCGCTTGGTTATCTTGGTCACATGGATATGCTGAATAGATTTTTTAAGAATGACCTAAACAATTCGGCTTCTGGTCGGATGCGTGGTCAGGTGATTAAGTGGCGCTTTAAGGGCCATGCTGAAATACCTTTTTGGCAATGGGTGTCAGGCTGGGCGCGGGCTGTAAGAAAGCCAAGCGATCTAGGTTATTCAGACGATCGGTTTATCTTGCCGCCGCTGGTCGAACATCAGCACGTAGTTGCGGCGCGCGTTCAAGCCGATGGCATGCTTTTTTCTCTTCCTGCCGTGGGATTGGCTGAACAACGGGACGAGCGAAACAGGACAATACAAGAGCGGTGTGAGACTGCGGCTGCACTGGTCGACACTGGGCAACCCGCTATTGTTTGGTGTCATGGCAATGAGGAAGGCAAGTTGCTTAGGTCAATGATTGGCGGCGCTGTTGAAGTTGCGGGATCTGATAGCGATGACGCCAAAGAGGAGAGGCTACTTGCCTTTGCTTCGGGTCAAGCGCGGGTGCTGGTTACAAAACCAAAGATTGGCGCGTGGGGTCTTAACTTTCAACACTGCAACCACATGACATTTTTTCCGTCTCACTCTTTCGAGCAATATTATCAGGCGGTGCGTCGTTGTTGGCGATTTGGTCAGAAGCGGCCTGTTCGTGTTGATATTGTGGCGACTGAGGGCGAGGCTGATGTTCTTAAAAACCTACAAAGAAAATCCGCTCAGGCCGATAGAATGTTTGAGGGCATGGTCGCCCAAATGAACAACGCCGTGTCAATTGGACGGCAAAGAAACTTTACCAAAGAAATGGAGATACCAACATGGCTATAAATGACAGCAAAATCACAAACAAATACGCAATTTACAACGGCGATTGTATCGAAGTTATGTCGGGGCTTCCGTCAAATAGTATTCACTTGTCGATATATTCACCACCTTTTGGCGGATTGTATCAGTATTCAAGTGATGAACGCGATCTATCGAATAATGATAGCTACGAAATGTTTTTGGAACATTATGGTTTTTGCGTTCAAGAGATTGCTCGCATAACAATGCCTGGCCGAATGACTGCCGTTCATTGCATGGATGTTCCTCGGTCTAATTCTGGAACAGATAGCTACATTGATTTTCCCGGTGACATTATTCGAATGCACGAAAAAGCCGGATTTAGATACGCTGGCCGTCATGCAATTTGGAAAGAGCCATTGGAAGTTAGGCTTCGCACAATGCAAAAAAACTTGGCGCATGCGTCTTTGTGTGAGGATAGCTTGGATTGCGGTGTGGCATCTGCTGACTACCTTTTGATGTTTCGCAAGGTGGGCAAGAACCCTGTTCCGGTGAAGCACACTGTGGGGCTTTTAGAATACGCTGGCGAGCGTGTTATGCCTGCTGAAATATTGTCTTACCGTGGTTGGACCGGCAAGCAAACTGAGAACCGTTTCAGTCATTGGATTTGGCGTCAATACGCGGATTGCATGTGGGATGATATACGCATGGGCCGTGTTCTTCCATACAAAGCTAGTCGGGATCAGGACGACGAAAAACACGTCCATCCATTGCAGCTTGATGTGATTGAGCGGGTGGTTCAATTGCGTTCAAATCCGGGTGAAACCGTTTTTACGCCGTTTATGGGTGTGGGGTCTGAATGTTATGTTCCTGTGCTTTTAGGTCGGCGCGCAATCGGCGTAGAGTTGAAGGGTAGCTATTTTAAGCAAGCCGTAAAGAACATGGAAGGCGCTGAAACTGGTTATCGATATGACCAAGTTATAAACGACCTTTTTGATGTTGATTTGGCGGTTGATAGCTTGGAAAACGGGGAACAAGATGCATAGCTTTGATCCGAAAATCGCTGAGATGGTGGGCATTGCGCCCGCCGTCATCTATCAGAACATAGTCTGGTGGATTGCCAAGAATGAGGCCAACGAACAAAACTTCTATGACGGCCACTATTGGACTTACAATAGCGTCAAAGCCTTCTCGACGTTGTTTCCATACTTGACGGAAAAACAGATACGGACATCGCTTGATAAACTGGTCGAGGTCGGTCTGCTTGTGACTGGAAATTACAACGCATCGGCATACGATAGAACCAAATGGTTTCGCCTTTCAACGCAAATCCATTTGCCCCAGAAGGCAAATCAATTGGACCCACAGGGCGAACCTATACCAGATATTAAACCACATAATAAACCAGATGTTTTAGATACTAACGTATCTATGCAAAATAAGCGCGGAAGCCGCATCAAAGCCGATTGGCAACCTTCTCAAGACGACTACAACCAAGCCCTTCAGATGGGCCTCAGTGTGGAGCAAGTGGACAATGAAGCAAATAAGTTTCGAGACTATTGGATCTCAAAAGCGGGAAGCGGCGGCGTCAAGCTCAATTGGTCTGCAACGTGGCGAAATTGGTGCAGAACGGCAAAGAGCCGCAGTGGTGCGCCTAGCTACTCAAGCTCCTTCCCAAACAAACAGGGCCTTGGTGGACGCGCTGGCGCAGCGTTACGGTCTCTCCAAGAAAGGGCGGGGATTGATCGGGATTGGGGAGCCTGACTTCCAGATGGTTGCGATTGACGGCATGGAAGTTGATTGGCAGGGTGCTATTGACGCGGTTCAGCTTGCGTTGACGCCTCCTGACGATGACATGATTGAAAAGGCCTTGGCGATTCTTGAAGTCCAGACAAAGCGCCGGGCTGAAGATGACCAAGTTGCAAGCCTTGGTTTGCGGGTTTACGTGAACGGGCTTAAGAAATATCCGGCTGATGTGGTGCTTGAAGTTTTGCGCCGTTGGCCTGAGAAGTCACCGTGGGCGCCGTCATGGAAGGAATTGTTTGACGATCTCGAAGCACTAACGCAACCAAGGCGCAATTTGTTCCATGCGGTTACGTGGTCACGAGACAAGCCCGCTCCAAAGCCAACACGTTCCATAACTGAGAGCGGTAAGACGTGGGATGAAGCGCCGGTGCTTACACGCGATCCAGCGCCGCCTGTTCGCTCGGCGCAATTAATGGCTGAAACCTTGCGCGGTTTGAGTGAATAAGCTAGTTTGCATAGGGGGAGATTGCATGTCCTACGTCCACATAACCACCCACGCAGCAGCAGAACGTGCCAAAGAGATGGCGGCAGGTCGCAAGGCCGCGCTCCGTGAGGCTGACGAACGGTCGGCGGAGAGACGCGGGGAAGTTAGGCAGGTTCGGGCGTTAGATGGTCTTGGGCTTTTGTTTAAGGCGGGTGAGCTGACGGATGACCAACACCGCGTCGGTCTGGCTTATCAGCGGGCCTATGAGACGTGCGCGGGGCTTCGGGGCCGCAATGCGCTCAACGACCAACCGCCAGGCGATAAAGACATGGCCTTGCAAGCCACAGTTGATGCAGGACGGCTAATCGTGAAGTGTGAGCGGTGTTGCACTACGTCCGGCGAATTAAACGCTCTACGGGCAATTGTAGGGCTTGGGCTTAGTGTTCGCTCTCAGGCTTCGGGGCGCAAATATCGTGAAATGTGCGATTTGGTTGTGTCGGTGTTGGGCAAGATGGTGGAGGCCAGACTTTAATTGCAGTAAATAACAGTCAACCTGTTGACACCTAGTCAGGCTTATGACATAAGGAGACATCAGCACGGCGCTGACGATTAGGAGATTAGACATGCAAAACGAAATCGAAATGGGCAGCATCACAATCCGCAATAAGGACGGCGCTTTTGTCGCCCAATATTTTTGGGGTGACGACGTTAATTGCGTTGACCGCGCTTTGGCGGATGGTTCGATCTACCGCCGCGCAATTCCAACATCAGAAAACGTGCGTGAAGATGCGTGGATGGAAATTAGAGGCATGCAAATCCATTCAATCCCACATACGGCGTTTGCACTATGACCTCCCGCCAAGCCAAACACCAAGCCAAGCAACGCGCTGACGGCGCTGTCACCATTGCTGTAACGTTTAGGGCTGATGAGCCTGAGGCGGCAATGTGGTTTGAAACCATAAAAAAACGAGGCGGACCTAAAGCGGCGTTAAAATGGTTGCTCATATATCATGAGGCAACAAAAAACGTTAAGATAAGTTCAAATCAGCATGACCAAATTATTCAAAATTGTTTGACGTCTATGGACTATTGACGCCGGAACAAATCAAAGGCATAAAGGCGCAGCATCTGATTTTGTGTGTCAGGCGCTTGTTTCCTCCTCCCCCACTCGGCCTGCCTTGCGGCGGGCCTTTTCTTTTGGTGATGTATGAACGCCTATTCTACAGAAGCAAGAGAGAAGATAGCCAAAGAGATATTAGAGCGACTTGCAAAGGGTGAGCCGCTTGCGGTGATCTGCCGAGATGACTTTCTCTGCAACGCTGAGACTTGGCGCAGATGGTGTGACGCCGACGAAAAGTTGGCCATCGCGTACGCGCGCGCAAGGGAAGATGGCTTTGACGCAATCGCCATTGAGTGTCTGGATATTGCCGATGCAACGGGAAACGATACCAAGCGCACTCAAGACGGTGCCGAGATTTGCAACAGTGAGTGGATTAGCCGCTCTAAGCTGCGAGTTGAAACCCGCTTAAAGCTACTGGCTAAATGGGACCCAAAGCGCTACGGCGAAAAACTTGCAGTTGGTGGGTCTGATGAGATGCCGCCTATTCAGCAAGAGCTAACGGTAAAGTTTATTGACTGAGGTTTTGATCCCGCGAAAGTTTAGAGGGCTTTTTGGGGATTTTCGAGACGCCGCGTATTTTGGTGGTCGAGGTTCTGCTAAATCTCATTCGATAGCGACAGCCTTAACAATTTTGTCAGCCAAGAAGCCTTTGCGGATTGTTTGCGGTCGAGAGTTTCAAAACAGCACGCGGGATTCGGTTAAACAGCTTATTGAGGATAAGATCAAATCAACGGGGCTTGAGAGCAGTTTTCAGGTTTTGGAAACTGAGATCAGGTCTGCGCTGGGCGGCAAGTTTACGTTTATCGGTATGGCTCGCAATCCTGATGCGGTTAAATCGCTAGAAGGTGCTGACTGGTTTTGGGGTGAAGAGGCCAACAGGTTTTCCCGTCGCAGCTTGTCGATTATTCGCCCGACAATTCGTAAGCCAGGTTCTCGCATGGTCTGGAGTTGGAACCCAGACAAAGAAACAGATCCAATTGATGAGATGTTTCGGGGTGGTGATCCGCCGCCTAATTCGATTGTTCAAGAAGTAAACTGGATGGACAATCCGTTTTTTCCTGCTGAATTGCGGGCTGAAATGGAGCATGATTACAAGCGTGACCCAGAAATGGCTGGCCATGTTTGGGGCGGTAAATACCGCACTCAATCACAAGCCACGGTGTTTAGGAATTGGCGTGTTGAGGAGTTTGAGACGCCTGCTAACGCGGTGCATCGCTTCGGGGCTGACTGGGGTTTCGCTAACGATCCTACAGTGATTATTCGGGCGCATATTGTCGGTCGTGAAATACGCATTGACCATTGTGAAGCGGGTGTCGGTGTTGAGATAGACGCAACGCCTGCGATGTTCGACAAGGTGCCACACGCTCGCCGCTGGCCAATCTGCGCGGATAGTGCGCGGCCTGAGACGATTAGCTACATGCGCCGTGCTGGCTTCAAGATGGTGTCAGCGGTCAAAGGGCCGGGCTCTATCGAAGAGGGTGTGCGGTTCTTGAAGGCTTATGACATCGTGGTGCATCCGCGCTGTGATGCGCTTTTGCGGCAAGAGTTGGAGAATTACTCTTACAAGGTCGATCCTTTGACGGAGCAGGTTCTACCCATTCTGGACGATCGATACAACAACACAATCGACGCGCTGAGATACGCCTGCGAGGTCGTTCGCAAGGCTGGCAAGGCAAAAGACGAAGACACCAACAAGCCCAAACCTAGGGACTACGGCCTAAGACGGGCTTCGGAGGATAACTCGTGGATGACAGTTTAGACCAACCAGAAACCATGCAGGAGGAGGTTGATTACGGCCCCGAGCTTATGCGTGTGGTGGGTCTGGTTGAGGACAGCGTGTCTGACACCATCAAAAGCCGTGATTGGTCTGTGCTTGGTCGCCAGTTCTATGACGGGCAACAATACACGCCGCAAGAGCTTGAAGCGTTCAAGCGCCTTCGCCTGCCTGACGTGGTGCTTAACTATGTGCAACCGGCTGTTAACTCGATTACCGGCGTTGCTCGTAACATGCAGGTTGATCCGCGTGCTTTGCCTCGCAATCCTGACGATGAAGAAGCCGCTGAGATTGCTACCAAGGTTCTGCGCTACATCAGCGACATAAACCGCTTTGACACGATGACACGCGGCGACTGCCTTGAAGATGCCGTTGTTGGTCATGCTGGCGCGGTCATGATTACATGGGACGACGAGACACAAGACATTGGCTGCGAGCGGGTCAAGAACGAAGAGCTCATCTGGGACGCTGCAAGCCGTGAATATGACTTCACCGACGCGCGTTATATGGGTCGGCATCGTTGGGGTTGGATTGAAGATTTGGTCGCCATGTTTCCAGACAAGGCTGACAAGTTAAACGCCTCTCAACAGGAATCGGTCGCGCTTGATCCCGCAATGGATGACAAGCCCCGATTTCAATGGGCTGACAAGGGCAAGACAGGCGGTCGCGTTGCGGTGGTTGAGTTATATCACCGTGAACGTGGTACATGGATGCGGTCGCTGTTTACGCGCTCCTGCATGCTAGAGCATGGGCCAAGCCCATTGCTTGATGCACGCGGCAAGCCTTCCTGCGGCATCGTGGCATTTTCGATTTATCTGGACGTTGACAACAATCGCTATGGTCCAATCCAGACCATGATCCCGGTCCAGAAAGAGGCCAACAAACGGCGTCAAAAGCTATTGCAGCATGCCAACAATCGTCAGCTTGTGATGAGTGCTGACCCGAATGTGATTATTGACGCTGACATTGAGACGGCACGACGCGAAGCGGCTAGACCTGATGGCGTTATTCCAATTGGGTATCAGCCTGTTTCGGCTGGTGAGATGGCTGCGTTCCAAGCGCAATTGCTACAGGACGCTAAACAGCACATTGACCGCCTTACGCCTGCTCCTGCTGTATTGGGTCGCCAAGATGCCAACCAGTCTGGACGGGCAATTATGGCGCGCCAACAGGCAGGGATGCAGGAGCTTAGCCCTGTGTTTGTGCGCTTGGCTGACTTCACCCTGCGTTGCTATCGCGCAATGTGGGCAAGGGCTCGCCAGTATTACAACGAGCCAAAGATGATCCGCATTACGGACGATATGAAAAGCATTCAGATGCTGCAAATCAATGAACCGATTGTGCAGATGGTGCCGCAGGAGCAAATGGGGCCATTCGGTGTTCCGTTTACGATTATGGTGCCGCAAGTCACGGGGTATAAAAACCGCCTGGCTGAAATGCAGATGGACATCATTGTTGATGCTCAACCTGACACGGCAGCGTTGCAAGAAGAGCAGTTCCAAGGGCTTGCGCAGATGGCGGCTAATGGCCTGCCAATTCCGCCTGAGTTAATTATTCGGGCATCGAGCCTGCCAAACAAACGCGAATTGCTGGAATTGCTGGAATCCGCCAAGGGCCAACCAAATCCAGATCAGCAGGCAGAGGCCCAAAAGGGCAGCGCTGAGGCTGAGAAGTTAGCTGCGGAGGCTGAATACAAGAAATCTCAAGCCGCGCAGATCCAACAGAATATGGGAATGAATGCTGCAATGGCTTTCAATCCTATGGGGCCGCCGCCGGGCATGACGGGCGCTTCACCTATGGCCACGGTGTAAAACTGACCAAACCGCCGCCGGGTTGTCGGGCGTATCAGGCCGCCGCTGTTCGGGCGCTCCGAGGATGAATACCCATGTCTGACCCTTTAGCTTTTTTGGATAGCAATGAACCCGAGGCAGATGCCGAGGTGACAACGCAAGAGGCACCCGTTCAAGAGCCGCAAGCCGCTGCTGTTGAGCCTGAGCCCGTTTCAGAGCCGATTGTTCAACAAGAGCCAATTGCGGAGCCTCGTGTTCCACTAGCGGCACTTCACGAAGAACGGTTTAAGCGTCAAGAGGCAGAACAACGCGCTGCATATTTGGAGCAGTTTGTTCAACCGCCTCAAGAGGATGAGTACATTGACCCTGTGGTTCAGCTACAGGCTCAAATGCAATCCATGCGCTTGGAAATGTCCAAAGAATTGGCCAAACAGACCCACGGGGCTGAATTGGTCGAGAAGGCTCATGAATGGGCGTTTAACAAATGCAGTGTTGATCCGTTCTTCAATCAACGCATGGCGCAATCCTTGAACCCCTATGCCGAAGCCGTTGCTGAATTCAAACGCGACCAGATCGCAAGCCAAGTAACGCCGGAGACCTTTGCGGCCTTCCAAGCGTGGCAACAGCAACAGATGCAAACCCAACAACCTGCCGCTGCGGTTCCGCCAGCGGTTTCACAACAACCTGCGATGACGTCTCTGAAGTCGATTGCCCAAGCCGGTGGGGTTAAGCCTCAACGTCAGACTGGGCCAGTCAATGAACAGGACGTGTTCAACGCAATGTTCCCATAAGGATCAAAACCAATGGCTACTACCACTGTTGTCACGGCCAATGAACTTATTAAGTTTCAGCCGGACTATTTCAAAGCCTATCTTCGCAAGACTGGCCTTACCCCATTCATGGGTTCGGGCATGGATAAGGTCATCAAGACCTATTCCGATCTGAACGACGAAGGCAAAGAACTCAACGTTCCTATCGTGTTCCCTGTCAAAAACACAGGCACCGGCACCGGCCAATTGGCTGGTAATGAAGCCTCTATCCCCAACAACTCGCTGCGTATTCGCCCTGTGTGGCGTCGTAACGCTGTAGCTGTGAAGAAGTCGGAGCAAAAAAAGGCTTCCATCGATCTTTACCGCGCACAACGTGACATGCTGAAAGAGTGGTCAACCTTTGACCTCAAGTATCGCTTGCATGACGCTTTGTCGGTGGTTGCGTTCGATGACACAGCCTTCAACGAAGAAGATGGCGTTGAGTCTTGGATTCCCTATGCCAACGCCAACGCAACTCAGCGTAACGCATTTATCACGTCCAACGCTGACCGCGTTTGGTTTGGTGGTGCAACCACTAACGAAGTTGTTGCTGGTAACTTTGCTTCGTCCTTGTCTAACGTCGCAAGCGCTGAGCGTTTGAGCCGTGCGCACATCGACAGCGTTAAGGCCCTGGCAATGACCGAGAGCCGCACGGACAGCTTGGTCAATGCTTTGCGTCCAATGGCGTTCGGTGAAGATGGCGTTGAGAAGTTCGTCATGTTCGCTCCGACTGTGGCATTCAACCACTTGAAGGCTGACTTGGAAACCGCCAACACCAATGCCCGTCCTCGTGGCGTTGACAACATCGTTTTTAGCGGTGGTGTGTTGGAATACAACGGCGTTCTGATTGTTGAGCTGCCTGAATTGCCTCGCTTGGTTGGCGTTGGTGCTTCGTCTGCTGACGTTGCTCCTAGCTACTTCTGCGGCGCGCAGGCTTTGGCAATGGCTTGGGGTCAAATGCCCCGCTTCACCAAAGACACCAACAACGATTACGACTTCATCAACAACGTCGGGATCGAAGAGCAACGCGGCATTGCGAAGGTCATGTTTGGCAACCGCCAGCACGGCATCGTGAGCGTGTTCACTGGCATCTAATCCTGAGCCCGCTGCTTAGGTGGCGGGCCTTTTCTTCTTTCACAAGGATACAAGACAATGGCTCTTGCAAATGGTTTGACTAACCCTGTCGCCTCTCGCGGCATGGCTAACACTCTGGTCTGCGTTGCTGGCACGGTTGCGGTTGGCACCGCTGGTCTGGCACTCAACGCTGTTACCCCTCTCGTTCGCGTTCCTAAGGGCTTCACGGTCATTCACGCGACACTGGAAGCCACCGACATGGACAGCGGCACCGCCCTTGTTTTTGCTGTTGGTGACACCGCAAGCAACAACCGCATTCTGACTGGTTTGACCATTGGTCAATCTGGCGGCATCTCTAGCGCGATTGCGGCCACTGGCCACCAGCATCGCTATGCGGAAGAAACCACCATCAACCTAACTGCAACCACCGGCGCTGGCACGGCTGTTGCTGGAACGGTGCAAATCTCGCTCTTGGGTGTGATTGACGCATGATGATGGTCACTTATTTGGGTGACTTTCCGACTGTATGGCGGGGTGTGGCTTTCGAGCCTCACCTTGCTGTGTCGGTGTCCGATCCTGTCATGATTGCCAAGGCAGGAACCAATCCATACTTTGAGTTATCCGCTGCTGAGGATGAAGCCGACGTGCCGGATGACCTAGATGGCCTTCGCGCAATGGCTGAAGAGCTTGGCGTAAAGATCGACCGCCGTTGGGGCGCTGAGCGCCTTCAAGAGGCAATCGACAAAGCCTTGGAAGGCTAACCTGTTTTAGCTCTATGCCGTGAGATATTTGCGGCATGGGGCTCAATGTTTTTAATGGGGCAATACCATGTCATCTAGCAACCTTTCGCCAACGCGCTTGTATATTTATGAGCAGGGCCAGTATCTGACCACGACCGACGCTAACCAAGTGCGTTCAACGGCTTTGACGCAAGAGCGCATTATGGTTTGCGCTGTTGGTGGTCCGGGCTTTTTCCGTGTGGGTGGTTCGGCTGTTGCTGCGACTGTTGGCGCTGGTTCAATCCCCCTTGCGGATGGCGAGAAGTTCCACCTTGACGTTGATGCTGGGCAGTTTGTGTCATGGATTCGCAACGGCGGAACCAACTGCTCCCTAGTTATTATGGCCTGCAACTAATGCTAGGCGGCGTCGGACTTGTCGGACGGGTTGGGCAGGGTCGTTTTGGTAGGGGTGCTGGTGGCGTCTCCGTTAACTATCTCATCGTTGCCGGTGGTGGCGGTGCGTTCGATACCGGGACTTCTGGTGGCGGCGGTGGCGGCGGTGTTTTATCCGGCTCAACGTCTGTTGCTATTAGTGCTTACCCTGTAATCATCGGCCTTGCGGGTGCTTATAGCGCATCACCGACTAACGGTGAGAACAGCACTGCACTAGGATTAACTGCTGTTGGTGGGGGACGTGGCGGTGGTTTCAGTGCCAACGGAAGTTCAGGCGGAAGTGGTGGCGGTGGCGGTTCTGTTACTGGCTTAGGTGCTGCCGGAACAAGCGGTCAAGGTTTTGCTGGTGGCTCAGGTAGTGCAATTGCTTCTGGTGCTGGTGGTGGGGCAGGCGGCGTTGGTGCTGATGGAGGGTCTGGTTCAGGAAATGGCGGGGCAGCTATTTCATCTTCCATCAGTGGATCACCCGTAGATTATGCGTCAGGTGGGCGTGGTACTGGAGGCGGCAGTACGCCGACATCAGCTTATGGCACAGGCGCTGGCCCAGGTATTGCAGGTGGAAAAAACGGCGTTGTTATTATCGCTTACCCAACAGGCTCGATGACCGCAACAGGCGGCACAATTACTTCAAGCGGCGGCAACACCATCCACACATTCACCTCAAACGGCACGTTCACACGAACGGCTTAGGAAATCATTATGACAGTTTCGGACATTATCGCTGATGCGCTGACCGATCTTGGCGTATTGGCTGCGGGTGAAGTTGTGACGGCTGCGGACGAGGCAACATGCCTGCGTGCGTTCAAAAACATGATGCAATCAATGCCAGGCTTTGGCACGGGTCGCGACTTGACTGACGTGGTGGTTGATACCTCGCCCTATACGCCAAAGATGAATGAGCGGATTTTATGGACTGGCACGGGGTCGTTGACCTTGAACCTTCCTGTCTTGGTTGACGGCTATCAGCCTCATAATGGCGACCGCGTTGCTGTTACATCGGGCGGCAATACGTTCTTTTATGTCTACATACCTTCCAGAGCCGTCTGGCTGTCCGTTCAAGACATTACAGGGGCAACTGATAGCCCGCTTGGACCTGAGCATGATGAAGCGCTGACGGCCTTGCTTGCGGCTCGTGTGGCGCGTCGGTTTGGTGTTCCTGTCACGGCAGACATCATGCGTGATGCGGCTTCGGCCTCTCGCGTCTTGGTTCGTTCAAAAGATCGTCGCCAAGTGTGGGACGATAACGCCGTTTTGAATTAAGGAAAGCAACGTGACAAGCAAAACAAACGCATGGGAAAATGCCCTTCTGTTGCTGACGTTCAACAACACGAACGCGGCAAACATTGGCGATGCAACGGGCTTGCGCGGATCAAGCGCGGCGGGTCAATTGTTCTTGTCCTTGCATAGCGCAGATCCCGGCGAGGCTGGCGACCAATCAACGTCGGAGGTTGCTTACACGGGTTATGCTCGCATTGGCATTAACCGCGCTTCTGGTGCGGGCGGCTTTACGGTGTCTGGCAATAGTGTCTCACCAACGACGCAGCCGATTGACTTTGGCGCTTGCACGGCTGGAACGGCAACGGCCACCCATCTGGGCATTGGAACGGCTTCGACTGGAAGCGGCGTGCTTTTATACATTGCCCCGCTAAGTGCTTCTATCTCTATCGCAGCGCCCAATGTGCCGCGTGTTGCAACGCTGACCGGCACTGAGGAGTAAATATGGCTGATAATGTTGGATACACTCCCGGCACTGGCGCAAAGGTTGCGGCTCGTGACGTTAGCTATTCGGGTGAGGCGGCGCTTGCTCAAGCCGTTGGCTTAGTTACCTTCACGGGGCCAGATGACGCCAAGACCGCAACGGACGTATCGACAAGCAACCCGCTCCCTATCGCGGCTTATGGTGAGTTGATAGAAGCAATTGAAGCTTTACGGATGGCGGTCGGTTCGTTAACCCGCTCTATCGGCATGGCCCTTCCAAACGCGCAAGGCTTTCCCATCATGGAAGTCCGGCAAGCGACGGCGGCTAACTTGACTGTGACTGCTTCGATTGCTGCGACGCAAACCTTAGCCACCCTAACCAACCAAGCCCAAATCGGCGGCTTTGCAGCCAACGATAAAATCCCTTCTCTTATGCACCTCCAAGCCGATAATCTTCGGCGCAACATATCGGTGACTTAATATGGCTACTACAAACGGCAATCGCAAAATCCTCGACGTCAAGCGTTGGGAGTTTATGGCACCTGCGCTTACGGCTTCTGTAGCGGGGGCTATGATTGCGTCAAGCCGTCATTTTAGACAACAACAGCTTTACGTTCCATCCGTCACACAAGCGGCGATCTACAACCCGTCTGAAGATGGTTGGATCAACATCCCATCGCCTGCGCTGCCTGCTGCTGGTTTGGCGGCGGGTTCTGCTGCGGTGGCTGGCTCGTTTTCGACAGGGAACACGGTCGGCGCAGTGTCGCTGACGGCCACGGCTGGCACGACCTCAACCATCACAACCAACCAACCACTAGCACGCGATCTGCGCGGGTATAAGGTCCACATCCTAGCTGGCCCTAACAACGGCGCAGTGTTGGACATCGAACGCAACACCATCGGCACCAACGCAGTCATCACCGTGGCCACGCAAGCCTCCGCTTTTTCTGCCTCGACAGTCTATCGTCTTTTGACGCCAGTGTGGTTTGTGAGTGCGGCGGCTACAATTGCAGCGGGTTCGTTCCGCAAATACTGCTACGCAACCAACACTTGGACCTCGCTTGCGGTGCTTCCTGCAACCATCGGCACTGATGCTAAGCTAGTCTCCACGCCTTCAATTGTGGACGGCGCTTTTAAATCGTTCGCAACAGGCACCGCAACATCTGGCACGTCAACCACTATCGTTCAAACGGGTAAGACTTGGGCGGCTTCGCAATGGATCAATAGCCAAGTGCGGATTACGGCGGGAACGGGCGCGGGCCAAATCCGCACGATTACGGCTAACACCGCCGACACGCTGACGGTGGCAACTTGGACCACGACGCCTGACGCAACATCTCAGTATGCAATTGAAGGCAACGATAACTTCCTTTACCTGCTCGGCAATAACGCAGTGACCATGTATCGCTATGACATCGGCGCAAATACTTGGTCCACGCTGTCGCCTGTCGCGGCGCGTGCGGCGGCTCCTGCCGCTGGTATGTCAGCGCACTGGGTCAACACGTCGTCGGCAACCGACTGGAATAACGAAAACGCAATCATCGCGGGGCGTTATATCTATTCGTTCCAAGGCGGTGCATCAGCCAACCTGCATCGCTATGACATCGCGGGCAACACATGGGCGACTATGACTTATTCGCCAGCGACGGAAGTGTTTGGTGCTGGCTCAAAATACGCGCTTCATGATGACAAGCTGTATATGCAAAAAGACGTGACTGGTCGTTGGTTCGCGTTTGATTTTGTGCGCCAAGAAATGTTTCCTTGGGGAACAATGCTTTACCCGCAAGGCGCGGCTATTGTCGGTGATACGGCCTTTGATGTGCTTTACAGAGATGGCGCAACGGATATTTTCTACGTCTACATGCTTCTCAACACTTCAAACGTCCTCTTGCGGCAAATGGTGATCTGATGAAAACATCCGAGTTGCTGATCCTGCTCAAGAACCTAGTGACTGCCCTGCAAACTGAGAGAGCTACGGCAAACTCAAACGGGAACGTCGCTCGGGTTTTTGAAATTGACGCCAAAATTGCTGAAACCCAAACAACGATTGACGAGATCGAAGGCATCTAGCGGGGGCTAAACCATGTTGCTCCTGCTTCTATCTAATCAAGGGGCGATAACAAATCCGTCTGCATCGTTTGCAGGCACATCGTCTTTTAGTGCCACGGCTGCAATTGTATTAGAGCGCACGGCTTCATTTGCTGGGACGTCTAGCTTTTCGGCTACATCGGCCAGTGTCCTAGTAGCAACGGCTTCATTTAACGGCACGTCGTCGTTCAATGCCACATCGCAGTTAGTTGTTCCTGCATCAGCGGTTTTTGCCGGAACGTCGTCTTTTGTCGCGGTCTATAATCCGCCTCCAACTGGCATTCAGATACCACAAGGCAATGGCGGCGCGGTTTCTAATCTTATCCCCCAAGGTTCTGGCGGGGCTATATCTGGCATTATTCCCCAAGGTTTCGGCGGGGCAATGTTTGGCACGATCCCACAGGGCAACGGTGGGGCAACAACGGGTACTATCCCACAAGGTAACGGTGGGGCGGTAAATTACCAAATTGAAAAACTGACGCAGGCCATGCTGGATGATGCGCTCATTTTAGGGGAAATGGATGCCTAGAGTTGGAATTGGTTCATCCCCCTACAAGCGCACATCGGCTCAAATGCCGGAAAGCCGTGTCGAGAATTACTATTGGGAGCAATCGGCCACATCTGAAAGCGGCGAGATTTGGATTCCGCGTCCGGGTCTAAATATGTTTCGCGTTGGTGCTGGTGCGCTTCGGGGTATTTATCGGGCTCCTGGCTGTCTTAATGGCGACATTGTGGCAGTCATTGGCACGTCGGCGTTTCGGATCAATTCGTCGGGTGTAGCTACAAGCATTGGGACGGTCGCAGGAACGGGCCGCGTTATCATTGCGGGCAATCTGGCTGGCGTGATGATTGCTGACGGCACGCTGCTGCAATATTCCACAGGCGGGGCGCTATCGACGGTTACGCTACCGTTCACCAACCCCATTTGGGTGGGTCATTTGGCCGGATATTGGCTTTGTGTGGCAGGTGGCACCCAGAAGCGTTATTGGACGCCAGACACCACGCCAACGACTTGGGACGCGCTCAATTTCGATAGTGCATCATCGGCCACGGATCGGCTGTTAGCATCGGCAGTCATTGGAAGTCGCATTTGGGACTTTGGCGAACGCTCGATTGAATTCCGCTATGCGTCTGGCGATAGTGAGGCACCCTTTGCGGTCGAGGTCGGGCGGGCATATGAGCGGGGCTGCTTGTCTCGTGACACGATTGTTGCTTTGGACAATACCGCATTCTGGGTGGGTGAAGATTGGATCGTGTATCGCGGCGGTGATGTGCCGATGGCATTGTCTGATAGCTATATCTCCGAACGCATTGCCAAGGTGGCCACGTCTGACGTTTATGCTTGGGGCTTTCCGTGGCAGGGGCATGTATTCTACTGCCTGACCATCGGAAATGAAGGCACATTTGTTTATGACATCACCACGCAACGGTGGGCGCAATGGTCAAGCTATGAGGCTGATAGATGGCTTCCGGGCCTTGGGTGCTTAGGCTTCAATGATGAGCCGATTGTGGGTGATACAGACACCGGCACGCTTTACACGTTGAGCCAAGAGATATTCACCGATGATGGTCAACCGATTATCGGGATTCTGACGTTTGGCGCTCCAATCACGGGCTTTCGCTTTACGGTCAATATGCTGCGAATTGAGATGGTGACGGGCTACGCCACTGAAGTAGGGCAGGGTTCCAATCCATTGGTTGATGTGCGCTTCTCACGTGATGGCGGCAATGTGTTTGGGCCTTGGCGGTCTGATAGCTTGGGATTGGCTGGCAATTATGGTAAGCGGGTTAAGTTCAATCGCTGCGGTCAATTCAAAGGGCCGGGGATGATTGGTGAGATGCGAACATCAGATCCAATTCCCCGACGGGTTTCGGGCATTTATATCAACGAGGCGTTCTAGTGGCTGTTCCCCCGTTGCCTAAAAATATGCGATTGCAAAACGCTGATGGCACGGTATCGGCTGACTTTGCGCGCTGGTGGCAATTGAACGTTGTGGCAACAGGTGCGGCGCAAGAGCAAGCACAAGTGGCGGCTAGTGCGGCGGCGGCATCTGCCAGTCAAGCGGCAACGGCTGCGGCAACAGCAACAAGTGCGGGCTCTGGCTTTGCATCTGGCGGGGTGGTCAATCAGCAATTTGATTGCACGTCTGCCACGCGGGTAACTATTGCCACAGTCCCTTTAATTGGTGTCACGGCAGGAACATTGCGGTTTGATACCACGGCGCTTTATGCGGTTTACCCGCAAACAGAGATAACGGGCCTATCAACGTTCTTTGGTGACTTTTGGATTACTGAGCAGCTCACAAGCGGCGGGCCTATCAACGACTTATACACTGACACATGGACTGGCCTAAATGCGGGCGCGGGTGATGTTTCAATCCAGATCGATGACCAAGCGGCATTGGATGCGGCTAGGCCAACGGTGGGCATCACGGGAAACGTGACCTATCGGCTACAGGTCGCACGGGCTTCTGGTTCTAACACGGTAACAGCGGCTTTCGCTGATTTCAGGGCGGCACAGGCTTCATGATAAGACAAGCAACAAGTGATGACCTGCCTCGCCTGATGGCCGTGGCTGTTGAGTTCTGGGCTTTGTCGCCATGGTCTAGCATGGTGGACATGTCAGAGATTGCCGTGTGTGATTTGCTAGAGAAGGCAATCGAGGGCGGCTCGTGCTTTGTTGGTGAGCGCGGGGTCATATTCGGCTTTATGGGGCCAGTGTGGGCGGCACCTGAACATAAGATTGCGGTTGAGTTGGCTTGGTGGGGTGCGGGCGAAGGCATGGCGCTCCTAGAGGCTTTCGAGACATGGGCAAAAGATAACGGCGCAATCGGGGTGCAGATGTCTACCTTGGGCGCAGATCATGACGATAAAACAGAGGCAAAACTACGCGAAGCGGGCTACAAAGTCAGTGAGCGCGGCTTTTTTAAAAGGGTGACGTGATGGCAATTGCTACAGGGACCGCTATGGCTATTGCGGCTGGGGCTTCGGCGGCGGGTGGGATTTATTCCGCCAACCAACAAAGCCAAGCCGCCAAGCGTTCGGCGCAAGCCGCGCAATCGGCAACAGATCAAACCATTGCTGAACAGCGTCGGCAGTATGACCAAACCCGTCAAGACCTGTTGCCATTCCAGCAATCGGACCTTGCACGCCGTCGCATGGCAGACCGCACCTATGGCATTCAGTCTAGCGACATGATGGGCCAGCAAAGCGTTTTCGGCGGCAATGTGGGTGGCATGGACTATGGCGCGTATGTCCGCAACAATCCTGACCTGTTAGCGGCCTATAACGCCTCTGGTGGGCAATACGGCGGTATCGAGGACTTCGGGCAAATCCACTACGATACGCATGGACGCGGCGAGGGCCGTCAATTGCCCTTGTTCCAAGCCCCTGCCCAACAGCAAATGCAAGGCCAAGGCCAAGCAAGCGGACAACCGTTCGATCCTTTGGCAGATTTTAACGCTTCGGCAGATCGGGCGCTTCTCAATTATGCGCCTATCTCGCAGAACGTAAACGCGCAATTCTCGGCCAAGGGTGCGGGCCTTGACAGTTCGGCTATTAAGGCATTGCAGGACCGCACCACGCAATACACGCAAAACGCCTTCTACAACTTCCGTTCTGGCTTGGAAGGCACACCGACTGGCGCTAACAATGCCTTGCAAACGGCCGGGCAAAACATGGCAAGCAACAACGCAAACGCACGCACAGCCAACGCCAATGCTATGGCTTCAAGTTATCAACAGCGGGCAAATGCCAATGCGGGCGCGGCGGGTTCGGTTGTCGGGTCATTAAATTGGTTCGGCAATCAATCGGGCATGTTCGGCGGTCGAAATCAAGCACCACGCGGTAGCGTTTACGGGCCACAAATGTAGGGGAATGATATGAGTGTAAATGCCTTCTACGACGCCTACGGTGCAACGCAAAACGCTCTAGGTGATCCCCGTGGCGATGCTCGCAAACGTGAGCAAGAAAACATCAAGAACGCTATGCTTCAGCGTGAAATGGATATGAAGCAGCGTGAAATGCAAATGAAGGAATATGAGTTCGGTCAAACGCAAGCAGAGGCACTACGGGCTGAGCGTGAACGTCAATTGTTGGCAACGCGCGGCACAAGTCGTGCTGGTTTCATTCGTGATGCAATGTTTCCTAATCGCACGCCTGCTCAAGGCAATTCTGTTTTGCCATCTGTGCTTGGTCAACTTTCTGAGCAAGCGCCACAAGGGCAAGCCGCACCTGTTATGCCCATGACTGGTATCGCACCTATGACTGGCGGCGCTCCACTAAACCAACCGACACAGGGCGAAACCTTTATTGATCCGGCAACAGGTCAAGAGGGTGCAAGCTACACGGCGACCGCCATGTCACGAGGCGCAATGCCTACTGAAGATGAAATCTTGGATTTTGAAATTGAAGATGCTGCTGCTCGTGGAGATGACACCTTCTTAAACGACCGCATCAATTTGCGCCGTCAACGCATGACTGAAGAAGAAAAGAGGGGGCGTCAACAGATTGCGTTAATTTCTGGCGCGCTTATAAACCTGCCTGATGACCAATTACCCGGCGCTGTTTTGCAAACATTGCAAGACCTAAACATTGATCTTTCTACAACCAAGCTGGACGATTACGTCAACGACCCGCCAAAACTGCGGCGCGCTTTGCGGGTTCAGATTGCTTTGGGTGATCCTGATGAGGCGACTAAAGAAGCCGTGCGCGTCACTGGAACATACGAACAATATCGCCCACCTGAAATCAAAGACACGGGCGATGCGTTTAGAGCAATTGGCGTTATGCCGGGGAACGCTGGCACGACTATTGGCGCGCCGGTTCGTATAAACGTCAGCCCTAACACTTCCGCACAAGTCGGAGCTACAATTCGTGGGCAAAATGTCGGCGCGGCAACTGCAAGGCGCGGGCAGAACATTAGCGTTCAAAACACAAACTCACGCAATCAAGCAACAATTAAATCCGCTATTTTGACGGGTAAAATTCAATTGGGTGATGAAGTGTCGCCTGATGAATTTGCAGACTAGGAGGCCTGAACATGCCGGAAGTTGGTGACACTCGCCCCCTGAAAAATGGTGGAACAGCAGTTTTTGACGGAACATCTTGGCGGCGGGCCATGCCTACAGGTGCAGGTCAAAGCGCCGGAGATCAAGCCTATCAGCGCAAGCTAGGCACCGCTGCGGCTGATGAAACGATTGCCGTTCGTGCAAGGGCGGCAAACGCTCCTGCACAAGTGGTTGAGGCGGCGCAATTGTTAACAGAATTACCGCGCCGCCGCACGGGCCCAGGTGCCGCAATTGGCATGACGGTTATGCCGTTTCTTGGCGATAAAGAAAACACCAAGTTTCAACGTCGCCTAGATGCGTTTGCGTCTGAGGGTGTTTTGGCCGACGCCGCTGCGCTTAAACCAATATCAAACAGCGATATTGCGTTTCTTCAAACATTGCAGGCGGGCGCTAATCAAACGCCAGAAGCTAACCGTGAATTTCTAATTGGATCTCAGTGGGCCAATCAACTTGCTGTTGCCAACCAAGCCGCACGCAATCAATGGACTGCTCGTTATGGAAGCCCTAATGCTCGTGACGCTAAGGGTCGTGATTTTTCTACATTCTGGATGAGCGAATATCCTAAACTGTTTCCACGTCCTAACTTTGGCAAGGTGCCACAAGGCAAAGGCTATGACTTCCGGCAACAGCGTCAACAGTCAACGCCAACTCAGCCTACCAATTCTATGGCCAAGCCAGCCAGCAGCAATAAAAACAACGGCGCAATCGTTCTCGGTGTGAGGCCTGACTAATGCCAGTTTACACAATCCAAGTAGCTGATGGCCGCAAAATTGACGTTCGGGCTAATAACCCTGATGATGCGGTTGCAGAGGCCAATAGCTATGCCGCAAGCAATCCTCGCAAGGCCAAACGTCAGTTTAACGCGTTTGAAGCTATGGCAGAAAACATTCCCATTGTCGGTCCAGTCATGAAGTTATCGCCTAAACTTCGTGAGGTAACTGGCTCCGGTCTGGCTGGTGCAACAAGTGGCTTTACGGCTGGCTTAGCCGATGAAGCACTTGGAATGATTCCTGTTTTTGGTGAACGGCTCAAAAAAGGATACAGACAGCAAGAGGCGTCTGTAAAACAACGCGCGCCTGTGTCGTTTGTTGGTGGACAAGTTACGGGCGCGGTTGCGTCTCCAGTCAATAAAATTGCCGTTACTGCTCGCGGTGCAAACATGGCACGTCAAATAGCTGCGGGTGCGGGTAGTGCTGGCGTCCAAGGCGCTTTGACAGGTTTTGGCACGGCTGAAGGTGGCTTTATGGATCGTGCGCCTGCTGCGGCTCAAGGCGGTTTGGCAGGTGCGGCGTTGGGTGGTTTGTCGGTTCCTGCTGCTGCATTGGTCGGACGGACTGGTGAGGCTGTCGGTTCGGTTGTTAATCGTGTTACGGGCGGCGGTGTAACTCGTGCGGGCCAAGTCGTTCAACGTGCTATGCCTCGACAAATGCGCGGCAAACCAAAAGCTAAAGCGCCCATTTCCGGGCTTGAAGAGCGTGAAATCGTGCGGGCCGTTCGTGGTGACAGGGGCCAAAATGTTCCAACAGCACTGAAAACAATGAGAACGGCGCAAGCTGAGGCTCGCCGCCTTGGTGTGACAGAACCATCCATTGCCGATCTAGGCGGGCAAAACACGCGGGCTCTGGCTCGTTCGGCTGGTATGCGTCAAACTCCTGCTCGTGAGTTCATGTCGCAAAATGCTGAAAACGTGCGTAGCGGCTTGCCTGATGCGGTAACGCAAGCGGGGCATCGGTTTATTTCATCGGATCCGCGCTCGGTGCCAGTTGCTGAAGAAGCTTTGATAAACCTACAACGCACCAATGCTCGCCAGAATTACGGTTCTGTGCGCGGCGATAAGGTTTTGATGCAACCCGAAACATCGGCGATGCTGCGCTCTCCTGATGCTAGGGCTGTGGTGGCGGAAGCGGCAAGACGCGCCTCTCTTCGTGGTGAAGTTGAAGTTGCGGCAGAGCTGAATAGGCTTCCGGCTGACGTTTTAGACCAGCCAGGACAAGTTGAATTGTCTGTTGGTGCTTTAGATCGCATTAAGCGTGTGTTCGATTCGCGCGGCACTGTTGCGAGTCGATCTGGCGATAACGACGCCGCTGGCGGTTACACGGGTATTTCTAACGCATTGCGTGAGGGCGCGGATCCGCAGTCTCCAGGCTACGCACAAGCGCGTGAAATTTTCGGTCAAGATGCGCGTCGAATTAATGCGCTGAGCATTGGCGATGACATCTTAAAAGGTTCTGGCAATAATGCGTTTATGCAAGAAACCGCAGGGATGCTTCCACAAGAACGCTCCTTAGGTGCCTTGGCTGCTCGTGATAGGTTGTCTGCCGCCACTAACGAAACAGAAAGCGGACCTCTAACCGTCATCAGTCGGATGCAGGCGCAAAACCCACAAAACCGATTGGCTGCATTAGTCGGGCCTGAAAGCTCGGCTGACTACGCTCGTGCTTTGGCAATGGAACGTGAAACCATGCGCAACGCTAATTTCATGGACACGGCGCGCGGATCGCAGACGGCACCACTTCAACAAGATCAATCTAACATGCAAATGGCTGGTGAATTGTTGCAAGCGGCTCGTGGCAATCCAATTGCCATGATTACAGTTGCAGCTAAAGGTCTTGGGATGCGTGATTCTGAGGCTGAGGCCATTGCAATGGCTTTGGCAGACCGCTCACGCACTGATGAGGTCTTGGCCTACCTTGAACAAATCTACGGGCCAAATGCTGCTCCAAGTGTCTTTAACCAGTTAATGCGCGCCGCTCAAATTGGGGCTGGCAACCAAGCTGGCCAACAAGGATACTAACAACCCATGCACCCTAATTGTTCGCACGTTGAGACAAGAGCAATAAACGTGAGCAAGGCGGTATATGCCCACGCTCTGCGCATCGTTCGCCATCTGCGCAAATTGTATTCTTCATCGCTCATCGGTGGTGGGATGATTTTTTGCTTCACTCTATCCTCTTTCTCAGGAGCCTAACACATGGCTGGTCTTCTTCTCGTTCCCGGCGCTTGGCCTGTATTCGACGCTGCTGGCGATCCTGTATCAGGCGCAACCATCAGCTTTTTCCAACCCGGAACAACCACGCCAAAACCTGTTTATTCCGATGACAGTCTTACCACATCTTTAGGCTCGGTGCTAACCACCAATGCGGCGGGTGAGCCAACCACGCTAGGCGGCGTTATCGCTCGCGAATGGTGGGCATCGGCTGGGCAATCGTATGATATTCGTATCGAGGCGGCGGGGCTAGATCGGACATGGGAAGGCGTCCCCATCAACACATCAGGCGCTGGTGCGCAAACCGTGGCAAATATCGCTGACCTTCGCCTAACAACTTGGGCGAGCGGGCGTCCTGATGAGGCGTTTTTGGTTAATAACTATTTTGCAGGCGATAGCGGCGGCACGTTTCGTTATGATGCGACCGATACCACAACCGCTGACAATGGCGTCACAATTATTGTTGACGCGGGCGGTGGACGTTGGAAGCGCCAATACTCAGGCAATTTAGACGCACGTTGGGCAGGCTGTGTGGGGGACAGTACGGCAACAGTTGCAGGCACCGACAACCTAGCGGCCTTTGCGCGCCTCAGTGCGTTGGGTGTGGTCATAGTCGAGTTCCCCGCGACCGCGACCAACTATTACTACACGACGGGCGCTTTTATTGACATCATGTTTCGTGCGGTTGGTCGCGGTCAAATTCGCACGGCTGGTGGAAACATTTTGCCACCAACCTACACGCGCATTCGCACACCAACCGCGTTTGGGACAAACAACCAGAACCAGTTTGACGGCGACATCAAGTTTGTTAATGGTGCTTATTACGCCTTTGCAAGCCGTGCCGCTAACATCAACGCGCAATACTTTAACAAAAACCTCATTCCTAATTACTCGTTCTCTGAGCATGAGATCAACAGCGGTTCATCTGGCGCAATTGCGTTTACGACTGCGGCTATTTTGACTAGCTCGACTTCGGTAACGGTAAGTTCGGTCGATGGTTTATCCATCGGTCAAACCATTGGATTTGGGCAAGGCTTTACGTTTGCTGTAACTAAAGTAATCACTAACATTGTCGGCCTTACAGTGTCTTGGTCTGGCGCAATTGGCGTGGCTTATGACACCAACACAGCCATCACCGATAGTCCGCGCACGATGGGCGTCACGACAATGTGGAACACGGCCTCTGAGGCTTACGGTGACACCTATTGCAACGTGATGCGGGTTTCCACCACGACGTCAACAGTGCGCGCCGGTCAGAAGAATATCTTTGAAACACGGACAATGGGCCTAACTGGCGGCGACGTTATCATGGCCGGAAGCTGGGCGTATGGCACGGGCATTGAAATCCAAATCTCTGAAGGTGCGGGTGCGGTTGGTAACGGGGCCATTACATTCCCGCTCTACTTCGACCGCCAATCAAGCGATACAACGCGAGGCGCAATTTGGATTGGCACTTATGCCAACTCCGCTGGGCCTGTTCCATGTGATGCGGTTATTTCGGTGGCCAACAAATGGAAGGTTGGCCTTTGCACGGTTTTGGCAACTAATGCCAATTTGACGGCTGCTGTGCAAACAGCCAAGGGGCAAAAAATCGCGTTTAATGCCACCGCAACAGCAACGGCTGAATTGTCGCTTTGGGGCAATGTGCCAGGCACAACAACCATAAGCCAAAGAACGGCAGACGATGTTTTTGAAACAGTCGTTAACGGTGTGGTGGGTCATGAGGTTGTTCCAAACGGCACCAATCGCGACATCTCAACACCTGCATCCATGTTCGTTAATGTTCGCCGCAACACAACCTCGGCGGCAATTACGGGCAACAGCACGGATGCAAATATTGCGTTTGATACCGAGGTTGTAGATGTTGGAAACCTTTACAGTTCGCCGACCTTTACTGCTGCGGTCGCTGGCACCTATCTGATTGCCCTTAATGTAACAATGGCGGGCCTAACGTCATCGCACACAACTAGCCGCCTATCGCTGTTTCGTTCCGATGGCGTCACGGTTGCGCGCTCGGTCATTAACCCGTGGGCGCTCAATTCTGGCGATGCGGTGGTTACACACAGCCTGACCGCCTTGGTTGCCATGACGGCAGGTCAGACCATCATTCCACGCCTGCAAGTCGTTGGCGGTGGTCTAAGCGTTACCGTTATCGGTGGCGCTCAATACGACAGTTACATGCACATCAGCAAAGTCCGCTAAGGAGAAACCAACATGGGAATCAAAATTGTTCAAGAGGGTCTTAACCTTCGCGAAATACCTTACGACGGCACCTGCATTGGGTGCGGGTCGGTTTTGCAATGGACGCATGGTGATGTGTATTCCGCTGACGTAGCAGCAACGACAGAGCCAACGCAAGCCAGCCAAATTGCATGCCCAGTCTGCAAGACTACGGTGGTCGGCTACCAAAAGACTTTCGACTTGCCTTTACCCAAAAGCGGAATGAAGTTTCGCGGGAGACCGCCGCTATGACCCGTGAAATGATGCGCGCTTTGGCTGATGCTGGTCTCATTACCGTGGCCGAATATCTAGCGTGGGTGCGAGCCAATGACTGAACCAACTCGCCCCCGCACCATCCGCATGAGTGAAGCCGAATTAGAGGCTCTTGCAACCCGCGCAGCCGAGACGGCCACCAAGGCACTAGAGGCGCGGATCACCAGCCTAGAGATGGCTTTGAAGTCCGGCCAAGGCGTCTTGATCGGTGCCGCTGCTGTGATCGGCTTCTTCTTGGCCGACGGTATTTCGCGCTTAAAGCATCTATTGGGGCTGGCGTCGTGAAATTCAAGTTTCCCGGCTGGCCTTGGATCGCCGAAGGTATCCGTATTGGCGCGCCTATCCCCCTGACTATCACAGCGGCGTGCTTGGTCGTGATCCTGTGGCGCGGTGGCTGGCCGATAGAGACGGCTGAGGCGCGCGTGCAATGGCTGGGCATCGCTCTAATCACCAATCTGTTTTTGCTCGGTCTGGCGCTGTTTCTGAGCCGCGCAGGCATATCGTCGTTCAGCGTCAAGGCTGGCGCGGTCGAGGTCAATGTGAATGAAGGGGAGAAGAATGACTAAGGCATGGACACTAACCGCTCGCGACATGACGCGGCTGTCGGGCGTCAATCCGGCAATCGTTCGGGTTCTGCAACGTGCCGCGCAAGACGGCGCTCCTCCCTTTGCCGTGATCGAGGGTCTGCGCACGATTAAACGCCAACGCGAGCTGGTGGCTGCGGGTGCATCCAAGACAATGCGCTCCCGTCATATTCACGGCTTCGCGGTCGATATTGCGCCTATCATTGGCGGTAAAATCTCATGGGATTGGCCTGCCTTTTATCCTCTGGCTGCGGCAATCAAGAAAGCCGCTGCGGCTGAGCGCGTCACCCTGACTTGGGGCGGCGACTGGCGCACGTTCAAAGATGGACCGCATTGGGAGCTTCCACACGCAAGCCACCCGGACCCTAAGCCATGATCGACCTTCGCGCCTACCTGATCGGCGGCTCGCTGCTCGTAATGGCGGCGGGTGCTGGCTACATCGCGCACCTGCAAACCAAAACGCGGACGGCTGAAAAGGCCGCTGAGACCGCCAAGGCTCAAACGATGGTGAGCGAAGGTACGGCACAGGCGGTTGATCGCCTTGTCATCGAAGAACGCAACATAACCCACGAGGTTCAAAATGTCGTTAGAGAGATTGACGCGCTACCCACAGGTGAAGCGCTTGTGCCTGATGACGTTGCTGCTGCTTGGGGGGCTGGCATTGACGGGCTGCGCCACGACGCAACCAAGCCTGACGGTGACAATTCCCGAAAGCCTGAAGGATTGCCCCGCTAGTGAGCGTCCTGCCTCTGCTGGCCTAACTGTGGGACGTCTAGCGGCGTTCTCAGTCCAGCAAGAGGGCGACCTAGCCAAGTGTCGCGCTAAGAACGCGGCGCTGATCTCGATAATCGAAAGCGTGAACAAGGCGCACACGCCTAAGAAGCCTTGGTGGCGGTTCTAATGCCGCCGCCTAAGCTAGACCGCGCCACGGCAGAGCAAGCGATTGCTTATGTCGAAATGGCGCTCAAGATGGGCAATCGACCGCAAAACGTGTTTGGTGTTGGTCGATCTGCTGTTGAGGTCGCCGCTGAAAAGGCAATGGAAGATGGCTTTACTGCAAGCCGCAAAACCCTGCACGTTCGGGTCGCGCTGGCGGAAAAGTATTTTGGCCTTAAGCCTGATTGGTCGCTCTATACGCCCTCGCGCTACGTCCAGCCGGTTCCAAGGCAAGTCCTGTTTCCGGCGTCGGTTCCAAACCCGCGCGCCTACGATCCATCTGGCGAACGTGAGCGCGTTCTAATGATTGGCGACTTGCACCAAGACCCCAGGCATCCACATCGCGTTGAGGTTCTGGCATGGGCGGCTAGATTTGGATCTGATCGCAAGGTTGGTCGCGTCGTTCAAGTCGGTGACTGGGGAACGTTTGACGGTGCATCCTTCCATGACAAGAACGACACGCTGAAGGCAAGGCTAAAGCCGACCATCAAGCAAGACCTCGACAATCAGAAGGAAAGCCTAATTGCGTTTCATGACAACAAGCCTGCTGACTGGAATCCAAAGCTAGACATCACGCTGGGCAATCACGAGAATCGCCTCCACAGGTTTGAAAACGCCAACCCTGAGACGGCGGGCATGTTCTCAAATGAATTAGAGACCAACTTCGCGCAATTCGGCTGGAAAACGCGGCCCTATGGCGAGGTGATGTTCATTCAAGGCGTCGGCATATCACACCACCCCACAAATGGCGCAGGACGGGCTTTTGGCGGCAAGACGGGGCCACAGCGCGCGGCGAACGAATTAACCTCTAGCTTTATCTCTGGCCATACGCACGCGTATCAGCATTTTACCACGGGCAAGATTGGCGCGGTGTCTGGTGTGGATGTGATGGAAGTCGGGTGCGCTCTGCCTTGGGGCGAGATAGAGGACTATGCCGCGCACGCCATCAATAACTGGTTTTGGGGTCTAGTCATTGTCGATCTTATGGGGGGGCGGATTGTCGGCTCTGAAAAGGTGGATATGATGGCCATTCGAGACATGTATTCAGACGATGGCGCGGATGTGGCTAGGTTGCCACGGTTGAGGGCGTGATTACACCACAATTCCACGGCGTGTAGTGCAAGGCCAAATGAGCGGCAAAAAAGGGTCATGTGAACCCGACAAGCAAAAGGCCCTAGCCGAAACTAGAGCCTTCACCGTGAATATGCGCGCGGACGCCATATCAAATCAGCGCGGTTGGTTCAAGCGATCCTGCCATCAGGAAAGGCTGTTCTATAGTGCCGCTCTTTAATGAAGTCATAAACGTCATCAGGATTTGCGGGTAACTTGGGTTCAAGATCAGGATGAGCAAACCCGTCCGCAGCAGCCTGACACATAAACCTGATCGCCCCACTAAGCACATCATCCCATTTACACGCCATCCAGAACGCCTTTTGCTCGTTTCTTCCTGCACCGCGTAGGTACAAGGCTTGCGCCTCGTCTGACAGGCCAGCGCAAGTGTTCTGGGCTAGAATTGATAGGTTAGTCATCCCGCACCCTTAATCTTTTCCAACGCCGCGCCAAGCTCAACAAACACCGCTGGCAATGGCGGGTTTGAGGGTGGGGGTGGTAGGGGTCGCCAATGGGTGTAATTACGCATTGGGTGAATTAAGCCGTCCCTTGTAATTTCGTCCCAGTCACCCTCTATGTCATCCCAAGCTAAAAACCATTCATCCCTCGGAGCCGTCGCAATCGGAAACGCGCGGCAGTGCGCGTCAGCGTGGTCAAGGACGGCGTCTGCTAGGGGGATGAGGGCTTCTAGGCGGGCTAGGCGGTCGCGTAAACCAAACACGATTGCCCCGTATGTGCTTTTTTCAGCAACCAACGCCATCACGTCAGGCGAGATTGTGGCGATGATGTCTAGGTGGCGTCCGTTGTAGGATTTGCCATCTGCTAGCCACTTTGCACCAGACGTAGGGCACTCCCACGCGCAAGGTGAATTTTTCCTAAAATACGGAATGTGATTGAGGGAAATCTCGCCATTCCGCAACATGGCATAATGCCCTTCAACGGGCGCGACAGGGGGTTTGTCATTGGTCATAGGGATAAACGCCCCCGTCGCCGTTGCACATATTGCAAACTGCCCCATAAATATCAAACATTTCTCCGTCACACTCTGGGCATGTTACCTTCAAACCCTCGCACATAAACTCGACCATCTGCATGGCTTGAGCGGCGGTGAATAGATTGGTTCCTACTGGCTCATGCCGCATAGGTCCAGTAGGCGACGTTTCATTATAGACGGGCTTAAATGAAATTCCGGCATCTGGCATGAAGTCGGCGGGAAGTTTCCATTGCAGGAAACGGTCTACTAAGATTTTCTTTTGTTCTGGTGTCATGGTGTTGGTTCCTTGTTGAGTTTGCGATAAACTGCTCGAAACTGACTGGCCAAAAAGGTGTCTGTCTCCAAGTGTTGGTCGAAAACTACGCAATCCATGAAGTCTTGGACGATCTTCCGAAGCCGCGCATTTTCCTCCAAGACACCACTAGCCTCAATCGCGGCAGTAATGGCGGCGCGCATGGGTGCCGACGGTGTGTGCCATGGCCAGTCTGCTTTGCGTATTCCGCTTTGTGCAGCCTCCACCATCGCATCGGTCACTTCAAACTTGGTCATATCTCTCCCCCTTTGAGAGCGGCGCGGGCGATTGATTTGGCGCGCTCTAGATTTTCGTCCACGCCTTTAGTCCAATCGGCTTCTAGCGCGTCGATTTGATCCAACCCCTCCCGCAGCCTCCTATTCTCGGCCTCAAGTTCAAGGACGCGGGCGGCTAGGGTGTCGAGTAATGCTTTTTGGACGTAGGTCTGCGCGTCATAGAAAGGTTCTTTTGACCATTTCCGAATTGCACACGCCTCGCCTTCTTCGCTGAATAAGACATGGATTTGGTCGGTCATTGGACGTTAGCCCTCACGCCTGCGTCCTTGGCCTCTAGCAATTTGCGCAAGGCAACGGTGCGCTCGGCATTGCGTGGCAAGGTCTCGACAATGTGCCGCGCCAAGTCACAGAATGGCTTACTGGCGGCTTGCAAAACTGGCGGCAAGTGTGAGTAGTGGAAATAGCGCAAGATTGGGTCAGTGGCCAATTGTTCGGCTGAAAACTCGGTTGGTGCGGGGTGAATTGCGTTGGTCATTTTACTGTTCCTTGGTTGGTGGTTTCGTTGTTTTTGGCTATTGCGCGGTCGTATGCGTTGGCAATTTGGACGGCCAGATATGAGATTGACATTTGACCAGCCGACGCAAGCCACAGCGCAATGTGGTCAGCGTTGGTTATGTCCAGTTCTTTCTCAAGGCGCTCAACGTCAAGCGTGGCTAGGTCTGCTAGCTTTTGTAGGTCGGTGGTGTTGGTCATGTCAGAACGCCTTTTTGCTTTGCAAGCGCTCGAAAATACAAAGTGCCTTTTCTGGTCAGCCTTATGTATCTTCCGCTTTTTGGGTTCGTGATAAGTTTGTGAGAGTGCAAAATGTAGCAGCACGTCGATCCAGTGCTGTAACCAAAGCCAATTGACCACACACCTTCGTCAACAACCTCTCTTGGGCTGCGACTTCCAAAATTGCCCCCGTGCATTTGCTGAATTTTTGCATCAGTGATGATGGCTGTCGTGCTCACAACCCCACCTCCAACCCTGCGCCGTATTTCGGTGAGGGCGTCATTATATCCATGCTGATAGGATCGAGCGAAAACGGCCTCCTGCTCCATCCCCTCAAGCAACTTAGCAATCAGGGCGCGGGCGTGACGGCGCTTTTGCTTTTGGTCATAGAGTTCTTTGACCTTGTGGTCGGCGTAGTTGATCGCCGCGTCTAGGGTGGTGTTG